AAAACGTAATCTTGTTTCAGATTCAGCTTTTAGATACCATAAGTATCCTGATGTACCATCTTCAGTTGCAACTTCTACCCAACCGATTTGAGCCATATCAGAACCATTTATTTCAAATGAGTCTTTTATGATTATTGGTTGATTAGAAAATTGAGTATACTGAGGAGTAATAGACTTAACAGAGTTAGCTACGTTACCAGTATTAGTTGGTCCAACTGTTCCTTTTGCAAAGATAGATCCGTAAACGAATATCTTAAGCGTTCCAGCACCAGCAGCAGAAGTAGCAAAACCACCATTTCCAACAGCAAAGTTAGCTTGAGTAAAGTTAAGAATTGTAATGATAGTGTCTGTACCCGCACCAGCAGCTACAGTAGCTACAATACCTTTTTTAGTATTTCCAGTTGCAGGATCCATAATGACCACCGTGTCATTAGGAAATATTGCATTTTGAACAGCGATATTAACTGCAGAACCAGGCTGAGCAGCAAGTCCAGTAGGAATACTGAAAATATTTGCAACAGCACCAGCTAGTAAGCTAACACCAGTGTAAGATACATGTAATCTATTTTGTTCAGACCAAATTACTTGATCAGATGTCATTGGCATTTCAGCGCCAACCATACGTAAGAAACCGTTTAAAGTTCTATTTCCGTATCTTTCTACCTCAGCTTCATATACTTCAGGTAGGTATTGCTGTACGAAATCATTCGCACCAGCATTAAATGCTAGGTAGTTTCCAGCTAGCAATTGTTGTTTTTGAGAAGGTATTACACTTCCAAACACAGGAGAAATTTGTCCCATAATAATTAATTGTTTTGTTTTTAGTTAAATTTTCTTGTTTTAATCTTAAGTTTTGAAGAATCAAGACCGCTCATTGCTTTAACCTTTAATCCTCCAAGAAAAGCATCTCCGCTAGAATTTTCTCTAACTTCACTTTTTACATTTTTAGATTGTGCAATAAGATTTTTAGTAGCATCGGATTTTCCTTGCTCATAAAAATGTTGTGCAATAGTGTCCACATTTTCAGCGGCATACATAGCTTTGTGATAACCTTTAACATCTTTTACATTACCTTTATCATCTAAGAACTTCTTAATTGTGTTTGTAATATTTGATTGTTTAGTTCCAACTTCACTTGGATTTTTAACCCCATACCTAAACTTTTTATCTCCTACGTTGATATCAAAACCTTTGAAATCTTCGGAAAAATAATTTTTAGTGTTAGATTTAAAATCTTCATGTTGTTGTTGAGCCGTGTTTTGCTCTTCGTTGTAGCGGTTGAAAAAGTCCATAGCTTTTTGTTGGTCTTGAGTAGTACCAGGTCTCAACTTGATTTCCTCGTAATATTTACTTTTTAGACCTTCTAAATGCTTTGATGCTTTAGCAACCTCTTCTTTATACGCAAGTTTCTTTTTACGAATCTCACGTTCTTCATCTACTTCTTCATCAAAAGAAAAATTGTCTTCAATCATGAAGTTAATTTCTTCTGAATCTAAGTGCGACTTAGCTTGTTTATAATACTCTCTTAATAGAGTATCATTGTCTACATTAGAATAGTCAGCATTTAATCTAACGTAATCCTCTAATGTACCACCTGTTTCTTTCATAAAGTCTACAACTTTTTCAATATTTTCAGGTAGTGTTGATATTTCTCTTACTTCTTGAGGAGTAGGAGCAATAACTTTATCTTCAAGTTTTTCACCTATTTCTTGTATTTCTTCTTCTACTTTTTCTTCAATAGGTTTGGCTTCTTCTTTAATTTCAGAAACCGGGCTGGGCTCTGGTACTCGTTCGTCCACTTCAGCGCTATCTCCGGTTTGTTCGCCCACAACCACTTTCTTTGTTTCTCCGACTGGAATGGCATCTGCTTCTGTTTTAGGTTTTGATAAATCTACTTTTATAGGTTCATCATTTTTTGTTAATTGTTTTGGTTTTTTAAGTTTTACCTTAAAAGTTCCTTCTTGTTTTACTTCTGTTGACATAATAAAATAATATAAAATTAATAAAATTGTTTATTGGGGGCCAAATTGCTCTAACCCAAAACCGCCTAAATTATCATTTCCAGCGGATTCAAAATCTGTAGGCAAAGTATCATTTTGTCTTTGACTAATCATTTGTGATTGTTGACTTGCTTGTATTTTTGTTCTTTTATCTTTACGATCTTCTATTTCAGCTTCCTTTTGCTGTTTAGCTTGGCCTTCCATTTGAGCAAGTTGTAGCTGATATTGGAATTCTTCAGCCATTAATTGTTTTTTAATTAAAGCCTCTTGTTCCATTCTTTGAACTTCAAATTGAGATTTAGCTTGTTCTATTTGTATTTGTGTTTGAGCTAAAGCTTGTTGTTTTTGAACTTCTTGCATTGCAGCAGCTTCTGATGCTTGTATATTAGCTTGCGATTGTGCTTGAATTTGCTGCTGTTGGGCCTGCTGGTCTTGTTGTTGTTTTTTTGTTCTTCTATATTTTAAAACTTGATTAGCTAAAGTTTGATTTTTTATATTTCTAATATCAATAGCATCTTCTAAAAATATTTGATTTTGTTGCAAAGCCATTTGTATGTTTTGTTCAACCATAGCTTTTTCTTCATCATCAGGTTCTAATTCTAAAAAAATACCAAAATCATATAAATGCAAATCTTTAACATCTTCTAAAGTTCCAGTATTAAATCTTCCTAAACTAGATGCTAAAGCATTTTCTGTTAAAGCAAACTCTAGCATATCAGCAGCTCTAAGAGAAATATTTTCACATGTTCTAACAGTTAAATAAAGACTAGCGTCTAAAATGTGTTTAGTTGCTATGTTAGAAGCATTAGCTGCCATTTTTTGTAACCCAACTAAAGCATTCGGATCAGGTTGACTACCATCTCTTGCTTCATTTAAGCCGGTTACATCTCTTATCATTTGTAAGTAATACTGATAAGTATTTATTAAAGCTTGTATTTTAGCGTTACCACTAGACGATTGTAATTCTTGTATAGGTACTTTACCTCTGTTAGGATCACCATCTTGTGTTAAGCTTCTACCAACTATACTACCAGTTTGGAAATACATGTTTAAAGCTTCTTGCGGATTGTAATTGGTTCCATTACCTAAATCAACTTCAGCTAAACCATCAACATCAACAAATACACCATCTGGGACCATTCTTTGTATAACTTGTTGTAGTTTTAACGATGTTAATTGTATCATATCAGCAAAACTAGTACATCTACTTACTAAAGACTCTATGCGACCTTGATATAAATTAGGTGCACATATGACATAATTCATTTTAACTTTAGTTAAATCACTTTTAGGTCTTGTCATATTTTCTGAAAGCTCCCACTCAAGCATCTGTGGAACACCCATTACTTTTGCACCACTAAACAATACCTCTATACTTCTTGATACTCTTTCAAAATTATCACTTTTAGGCGGATTAAACGTATCTGGTTTTTCTAATGTTTTTTCTAAACCACTATCTGTTTTCTTTATCTTAAATACTTGGTCAATAAATGTTTTATATTCAAAAAACAATATTTGAACCATATCATTATCATAATTAGGATTAGCTATGTAACCGTCACGACCTGGATACCTAACCATTTTCTCCATTTCTTCATCTGTTAAGTCTGGAAATCTTTTCTTTATTTCAGCTATAGTCATTGACTTTATTTCTCCTACATAATATATGTCTTCAAAATTAGGATCGTTAGTAAATGAATAAACCAAATTAGCTGGATCGACATAATCAATAACAACACCTTCAGATTTGTTAAAAGCAGTTTTTACGGCTCCAATACCAATAGTAACTACATCTTCAACCATTCTTTTTTTAGTCAAACCATACTTATTAAAATCTAGTAATTGATTAACTAATTCTTCTTCAGCAATTTCTATAGACTGTTTGTAGCTTAATTGCATATGAACCTCAAGCTCTTCTTTTGACTGAGGAAGTTCCGCAGGGTTTGACGAATTGTAAAGATTTAATCCTGTTTCTTTTTTAATTGACTCTAAATAATCTTGAGCCATCATGTCTCTCATTATACCTTGAGCATACTTAGTTCTTTGTTGTAAAGAAAAAGGATCTTGGGCATAAGCTTTTATATCATAATTTTTAGCAGCAATACCATTAACAACTATATCAACAAATTTAGGTATAATAGGCACTGGTTTCCAGTCTAAATTTAAATAAGACAAATCACCATTAATAGATAATTCATCTTTATATTTTTGTACATTCTGCTCACCACGAGCGTATAATCTTAAATTGTGAAAATTTTGAAAACCCGTATTCCATCTACTACCATTTACTCTTCCTCCTCTAAACCATTCATATTCAATAGCTTGTCCAACTAACAAACCATATTCCATCGTTTTCTTTTCCTCTTCAGATACCATCTGACTTGGAAACGCACTATTAATACCAGTGTTTAATTTCATCTATTAATTATTTTTGATGTACCACCTTTATTGTCATATTTAGAAAAATTTAAATTGACAGATTGCTTTACAATCTCGGGGATGGGTCTGTATTTATTTTTATTGCAAGCCATGATTGCTAACCCTGAACTAATGGATGCATCATGCTTCGTTCTATCGTTTATATTAAAAGCTGCCCAATCTTCTAATGTTCTTTGAAAATACATAGTTCCGTACTGTTCATTGTTAAAACCTATAAAGTTTTCTATATAAGCTTCTATCGCAGCAGCATGGGCTTGTTTTATATCTTGACTTGAATTAGGTATACCACCTATTTCTTTCTCAGTAACAGATAGTTTATGCATTGTTTTATCAGGTCTATTCATAGAGTAACCCCTATAACCTCTTCTTTTAAAATGATATAGTAGTCTTGGTTTGTTGTTTTCCGCAAGTATTGGCATACCGTAAAATACACAAGCCATTAACACATCTTCGAAGAAGATCTCTGCAGTTGGAGGTCTTGATATATATTCTAAAAATATTAAATTCGCAGGAGCATCTTCCATGCTAAATTTAGTTAAACCGTGTAACGATCCTTTAGAACCTCTCCCATCAACTGTTCCTGATATATCATAACTATCACATCCAAAAGCTCCCATGTGTTCATTACCAGGATGTTTAATGCCGCCCTTTA